GGAAATTTAAGACAGGTTACGAATATACAGTTACAGGCACAGGAATATCACATGATGGAGGAGATATGGCAGCTACCGCAGTTGAAGTTAATGGAACTGTAGGAGGTACAACTTATAAATGGACAGGATTAGATATGACAACAAAACCAAACTGGACACAAACCAATCCTACATCAGGAGATTCTTTTCAATTTACAGAAACATATTCAGGACCAGGGCTTCAGAATATCACAACCATAAATCGCCAAATAGACACGGAATCCGTAGTTACTACTACCTCTGTCTTTCAATAGCCCTGTTGCCAACAGGAGTTTTAGCTAATGCTGTCAGTCAAATAACAGTGGATCAGTTACTAATCAGAATTGGAATGTAAACAATGGTAGTTTTCATACGAACCAATATGGAGGTGGAGTTGTATGTCAAGGAGCAATGATGACCATAACTCCATTTACTACTTTTAATTCAAATTACCGCAAACCTTATCGAGATTATTACACCACACCAGTGTATGACCAAACAGATATTGTTGGAGATTTTGATGATGACGGAAATCCTATAGGAGATGGTACACCCGATAATCCAGGGGTCGTACTCTATGAACAATTAAATTATTCTGGTACAAATAAAGATAGTTTTGCACTTGGAACAGGTATAACTTTAAACTTTTCTATTCCACTAGATAGAGGATTACAGAAACAATGTAAAGAGGCTGCTGCAACTCAAACTAACATACAAAAACAAACGCTTAAGAACCTAGAACTTGATTGGCATTTCGCCCGATTAAAGCATTGCGGACAAAAGAAAATTGAGGGAATCCGTTTCGCAAAAAATAGTCCTTACTATGATCTATGCTCCGACATAGAAATAGTGCCTAAAGCTAATCAAGTCTTGCCACATAATCATAAAATTATTAAGGATTAGTTTTATCTTTCTTCTTTGTCAGTTTTTTAACAATATTTTTTACTAATGGTTTGATGACATTAAGAAGAAGTGGACTACTGGCAGCGACCAAGCCAATAACAGCAGTAGATACAATAGTAGAAACCTCTGGAATGTACTGATCTTTAAATGGGACACTTTCATAGATCGTTATGCACTGGTTATTTTCTATTTTATGTGCAATAACCTTTTCTAGCCTAGAAGAGTTACGAAAGTCATTTATGCGTTGGTCTTTTGGCCCAGGGCAGGGAACTACTTTTATTTCTTTTTTTTCTTTTGGTATATCAGGTTTTATTTCTTTTGGTTTAGGGACTTCATTATTCTCAACTCTTTTTTCTTGTTCTTTATTTTCAACAATCTGTATCTTTCTTCTGTCATATAACATGGGTTTAAATGTAGGCATAGAACCATACGGACAGGAAATAGTAGTACCTGTTGGATCGTCATCATATAAGGCAGTATTCTTAGGACTTGCATCTCTGTGATACTTTACACATCCAGGTAATTTTATAGATGGTGGTGGTACGTTTAATACTTGATATGGGATATGTAATGGTATATCTATTTTTATTTCTGGTATAGAAATCTCAGGTATTTTTATTTCACTCATCTTTATCTATATCCCCAATAGAGATAGACCAACCATCTTCTCCAAATTTGCCAACTTCTTTTATAACAGGTTTTTTTATTTTTTTATCTAATTCTTCGTGATATTTTTTTATGTCATTATCTAGCTCTAAATTAAACCTTTTTATTCTTACCCAACTAATAAATTTATCTACATAATATTTAATTAGTTTTTTAAAAAAATTAAAAATCATTAATCAAAAGCATCTCTTTTTTTTAATACTTCTACATCTGAATAACATTTTGGACAAGTTAAAGAAGTACGCACAGAATATTCTTCATACAAAATTGAATGCATACTTTCATCGAGGTCAATACTATCGCCTGTTATCAGCTCTGTATTACACCAAAAACAATTCACTTTTTAAATGGTATTGGCAATGATGGCCCAGTCATTTCTGGTAGCTCTTGATCTAAGACTTTTGGCATAAGTCCTTGTACATTTCCAAGAACCTCGTTCATTAATTTGGACTTGAACTGCTCAGAACTAAGGTATTTGTAGCCCATGTAACTTGCCCCTAAAGTGCTGGTTATGAGAACGAATGAAGCTATACTCAAAATGTTAGCTATTTTTTGAAACATGATTAAAGAAGCATTAATAAAAGCATTAGCACCTATTTCTTTGATGGTGCTTTTTCTGATTGTTGGACTTGCTCCTCTGTATTTGATTGGGGGGTTAATGACTCGTTCTTTTTCAACAACATCTCCCCAAACTGAATACCGCCCGACAAAGCCTTAATATTAGCTTCTGCTTCATTTAAAACTTTTTGTGCGTGTTCTCTTGTCTTAACTTGCTTATCTAGTTCTTCTTTCCATTCAAGGATTTGCTTTTCAGTAATAGCTTGCATAGTTTTTTCTTTTTATACTAGCAATACTTAAAAAGGTTTACCAGTTGCAGTTTCTGGTGCGTTAAGTGCTGCCATCTTTACATCTATTTTATCTTCTGTTCTTTCTATAGCAGTTTTGCCAGTTGCTTCATCTATAACTGCTGCTGCTTCTGAATTTATTTTTGCTTTTACCCAACCTAAAACTGTTTCTTCAGTCAGTGTTGCATAATCGACTAAAGTATCAGGTCTTTCTAATTTTGTTTGTCCTGTAGTTTCTACAGTTTTATCACCTTCTGTTCCTTTAAGACTCCAATGCACCCAACAAATATAATTGTCTGATGTTTCCCTTTCTAAATCAGTTATTGACCAAGTTTTTGTAATTGCCATTATCTAACCTCCGTTAAGTTCATTTTGTATTTTTTACCGTTTCTATTGTTTAACATAAATATTGTATCTTCTGCTTCTTGCAATGTCCAATCGCCCCAAGTGCCATCAACTGAATTACCGCCTGTGTTTTCATTAGATAATTGTAAATCGTTAACGTATAAGTTTCTCCATCTATAACTACTACTACCCAGGTCATAAGATCCATTTGTATCAGATAGGAAATGTTGATCTGGCAAAGTGCAAACACCTGAGCCTCTATCAGTCTTTAAACTCCAATTACCCCCATTGTCTAAAAATCCTATTTGATTAGAATTATTAGCATAAACATATCCTCTTACTGTGCCAGCACCACTATCTCTAAATCTAATAGCGTTAGCAGAACCACCACCAGCCACATTCCAATAATCATCATGGTCTGAATAAAATTGTTGTCCAGTGGCTGAGTTGTACATTCCTTCACCACTATCATCAGTTCTATACCAGCCTTCATTGTCCATACCATGAGTTCCAGTAATATCTATTTGGCTGAACGAGACATTATCTCCTGAATTATAATAGCCAGCACCGTTTGTTAACTGATTATTGTTAGTTACGTTTGTAGCTCCATCAGCTACGTTTAAGAATGATCTAACAGCAGCAGCCGTAGCGGTTCTGTGAAAATCTCCATTGCCTGATTGTTTACAAATTAATCCAGATACAGAAGAAGTAACTGAGTTATCTGTTGAATTAAAATAATTTGCATATATGTATCCAGAAGAATGTCTTGCAACGATAGTACTATTTGAAGCACTTACGCTTGGTTGCATATTATCTAATTTGTCAGCGTCTAGCCCAGAACCAGAACCATCAACAGTTTTAATGAGTGTTAATATCTCGCTTGCAGTCTGGTCAGCAGTAGCTCCGTTTTCTACATTAATTACAGTTCTTAATTCAGCTGCACTTAATTGTTGTGTGTCTCCTGATCCAGATGCAACACGGCCTAAAATATGGTTTTGGGCAATATTTTGCACTTTCGCAAAGGTTACAGCATCAGCACTAATGTTTGATGTTCCAACCGAAGTTAAATATCCAGCCCCATTAGTTATTGCATTGTTATTGAGGGAAATATTAGCAGAACCATCAAAAGCAACACCAGCTATAGTTTTAGTTGCTGCAAGTTTTGTCGCTGTCGCAGCATTTCCTGTGCAAGAGGCTGATGATCCAGTTGTGTTTTGGTTGAGTGTTGGGACTCTAGAGGCTGATATTGTTCCAGAAGCAA